TTGCAAATGTCTCAAGGCTCAAATGGTGACTTCACAGTTGCATCTTTTATGTCTTACTACTGGAATGAAATGGCTAATGTTATTGGTCAAGACTTAGAGTTGTTAAGATGGCAAGGTGACATCACATCATTGGATCCATTATTATCTTTGTGTAATGGTTATTTAGTTCAATTATGTGGTGATGAAGGCTTAGCAGCTGGTTTGTACTCAGGAGCTATCTCTACTTCAAATGTATTGACAGTATTAGAGGCTGTAGTCAACGCTGCACCAGCTTCAATTGTACGTAAAAAAGCAGACTTAAGATTGTATGTGTCAACAAATGTAGCTAATGCTTATGAGTTGAAAGCTGCACAAGGTAACACACAAACTTATGTGACTTTACCATTAGGCTTGACATTCTTAGGAATTAATGTAGTAGTGTGTGAAGGTATGCCTGACAACACTATTGTATTGACTTTGAAAAACAATCTAGTATACGCATTTGATGCTGAAGGTGACTCAAAAGCATTGAGAGCTGTGAACTTATCTGACACTGTAGCTGAGCCTTACTTAAGAACTCGTGCAAACATGAAAGCTGGTTTCCACTACACAAACCCTTCTGAGATTGTTGTATACAATGTATGTTTTGACTAAACATTAATAATGGAGGGCAGTAAGTGTCCTCCTATTTTTTCACTTTAAAACATAAATAAAATGGCATGTGATGCACTTCAAACGATCCAAAAGTCTTGTGACAACAACACTGGTGGGATCTATAAATTCTACGTCAATCAACAAGATAATGTTGACATGACAACCTTGACAGTTGCTGGTGGTGATGACTACTTAATTGACAACTTAGACTTAGTAGGTGGAGCTGATCCATTTATTGAGTTTGAATTCAGACGTAACACTTCAAGCTACACAGAAGAGTCAAACATTGACTTAATCAATGGCTCTTCATTTGTGACTCAGACTATTAACTTAATGTTTCACAGACGTGAATCAGTTAAGTCTAGTGCTATCAAGGTGTTAGGTTCTGGTCAACAGTACTTAAGTGGTATTGTACAAGATGCTAATGGCTTATATTGGTTCTTTCCATACTTGCAGTTGACTGCTACTGGTGAAGGCTCAGGAACAGCTAGAGCTGATGGTTCTAAATATTCCATTACCTTGCTTGCAGAGAATGAGTTTTTAGCTTATCAAATTGAGGAGTCAGTAGTTACTGCTTTAATTACACCAGCTCCATAATCTATTCTTCTCCATAGATAAAGAGGCCTTGCAGAAATGTAAGGCTTTTTTTTTAATTAAAATTTTCTCTAAGTACAATATAGGTATGATATATCTTGAGAAAGACTCAACTAATAGCTTTGTACTGACCTTAACAGAAGTCACTACACTATCAAATGCTTACTATTTATTTGAGTTCGAGGATGAGTTTAATACAACACCCAACCCTATCTATTGGCAAGGTGCTGATACTTCATTGTGGCCCTCAAGATTTAATCTATTCACCATCACTGATCCATTAGATATTGACTTTATTAAAGGTCAGTACAGATACAAGGTTTATGAAAGCTCTGTACCTACATTAGATCCAATTGGATTGAACATGATAGAGGAGGGTAGACTAGTGGTGGCTGGAGCACAAACTAACTCAATATATGACTAATGGCTTGGTATAACAGATTTATAGGTGAGAAACCTAAAGGCATAGAAATAGCAGAGGGCTATCAATCATTCTCTACACCATTCGGTAGAGTAGGTGATGCTAACTTGTCACTACCTTATGTCAATGGTAGATACCAGGTGGCTGGCTATATTCCATTTGGTCAGGATAATATGTTCCCTGAGCTACTTAATCAGCTCTACTACACATCACCTTTACATGGTGCAATTGTGGACTTTAAGACCAACTCAGTAGTAGGTGGAGGATATGTTCTTAAGAGTGAAGGAATGACCAATGAGGACAAGCTCAAGCTGTACACATTTGAAAAGAAGATAAAACTTGGCAAAGTAGAGAGAGCTATAGCTCAGCAGTTGACTGTACATCACAGAGTTTACTTTAAATTGTGCTACAACGCAAAGAGAGAGCTGTACAAGATATACAATGTATCACCTGAGAAGGTTAGAATCGCTAGAGATAAGCAAACTTACTTTTTATGTGATGACTGGTCAGCTAGAATTGACGTAACATCTATAAAAAGATACCATCCTACCAACTCAGACTTAGAGCAGTTGTATGTCTATGAGATTATGACACTAGGACAAGAATGGTATCCATTACCACAATATACTAGTGCTCTTAACTTTGCTTTCCTTAGTGGTGAGTTAAGCTACTTCGCAAAGTCAAACATCCAAAATAGTGTTTTTCCTTCATTTGCTATGATGTTCCCTAAGAGACCACAGTCAGAAGAGGAGAAGTCAATGATTAAGCATACTATTGATAGACTTAAGGGTGCGGCTAATGCTGGTAAGGCTGTAGCATTCTTTGCTAACTCAGCGGATCAACTACCAAAGATAGAATCACTACCTACTAATGGCAATGACAAGCTATTTCACGAAGCATCAGCATTGAATACTGAACAGATATGTTTTGCTCACACCATTGACCCTATCCTTATGGGTGTTCGCACTACTGGCTCACTAGGTGGTGGAGCTGATATTAAACAAGCTTATGTCATCTTTGAGAAGAATGTAGTAATGCCATTGAGAACTCAAGTTGAGGAGATAGTTAATGAGCTTTTGGAAATCGCTAAGATACCAGGTGAATACACTATCAACAACTTTCAAATTATCAATGAGACTATTGTGGAGATTGAAGGTGACGCATCTAAAACAGCTGATGCAATCAACTCACTATCACCATTGGTGGCTACAAAAGTACTTAATGCAATGACTCCAAATGAAGTGAGAGCACTTGCATCTTTACCTCCTATTGAAGGTGGTGATATTATACCAATTGAAACACCAGCAATATGATCTACTTTATCACAGAGACCTACTTAAAGGTTAATACACCAATCACAGCGAATGTAGATGTTACAGATGTGACTCCTTACATAGCTACTCAGGCACAATTGAGAGTGATGCCTATACTTGGGACCACATACTACAATTATCTACTTGGAGCTTACAATGCTCAGACACTTACCAATGATGAGGAGGTACTTGTCACCTTTATTCAGCCGGTAATAGCTTGGAGAAGTGCTGAAGATGCTATCTTTGGATTGACTTATCAGTTAAAAAACAAAGGACTACAGACTCAATTTGGTGACTATTCAGGATCAGTGAGTAGAAATGAGGTAGCATTTGGAATGGAGCACTATGCACAGAAGGCTTCATTTTATGAGCAAAGATTGATTAGATATCTGATAGCAAATAAAGACCTTTATCCTGGATTCACAGATAAGACAAATAGAGATACTGACCTTAGACCAATGATAGATGAGTGCTCTTGTCATTGTGTTGGTCAATGTCATAGTGGATGCCCTTGTGGTGGGATGAGAGAAAATGGTTATAATAATTCAATACTTATTTTGTGATGGAATTCAACGAGATAGCATTTACAATTATTACAGTTTTATTATCAGCTATAGGATACTTTCTTAAAGGTGTACATAGTGAAATTAAGGCTATAGTAAGTGAACAGAAAGAGATAATAGCTGATGTAAGCCATCTTAAAGGTAAGATTGACTTGGTAGATAATGAGGCAAGGTTTAGAAGTGACTCAATTGAAAAGATGACACAGCTTGAAATCAAGCATTTAGCTGAGCACATCAGTGAGTTGACTCAATCAGTGAAAAAACTAATCGAAATACAGTTAATAAAATGACACTAAGAGACAGATGGTGTGCCAAAACTCCTAACTTTTGGCTAAGAGTTCGCAACTTATCAATCACTATAGGTACTATTGGAGCTGTCTTATTGACTTCACCATTCACACTACCTACTATTGTAGTAGATATGGCTGGATACTTAGTAACAGCTGGCACAATTGGAGCTACTTTATCTCAATTAACAGTACAAAAATAATGGATATTCTGTTAGCATCTGTATGTGGTATGTTGTTAGGACTAATTGCAATTTATTATTATGAAATATAGTTGGTTAGAAGAGGAGAAAGCTCCTAAAATCTTAGTACAAGCTATCAAGTTGATA